TCTTATCAAATGAACAATTATATCTAAACAAAAGAAGTTTTGAATTAGCATCAAAAATAAAAGAGATGACAGGTGGTTTTAAAAGTTTCTATGCTCTGTCAGGTAGTGATGCTAACGAAGGTGCAATTAAATTAGCATTTGCTTATAATCAGAAAAAAGGTAATGGTAAAAGAAAAGTCATATTAAGTTTTGATGGTTCTTATCACGGTTCAACTTATCTCACTCAATCTATAGGTAATACATTATTTAATGATGACCCTTTCTACGGTGGACAAAAGTATCTTTGGAGTAGAATCGTAGATAGAGATGAAAATATACAAGAGAATGTAAATTTAGAAAAGGTTGCTTGTATCATAGTGGAAACTCACACTTATGCAAAGAAACTAAAACCATACACATATGATTTTTGGAAGAATTTGGAAACAATTCGTATAATGTATGATATACCAATTATAGTTGATGACATATTTATGGGTGGGGGTAAATTAGGTAAATTTTTTGGTTGGCAAACATTACCAATCAGACCTAGTATCTTTACAATGGGTAAAGCAGTGACTGGTGGTTATTATCCTTTATCTGTGACTTGTTATGATGAACATATTGATAACGCACTTGGTGATGGTTTTAATTGGGATCACGGATATACTTACTCATTTTATCAACCGGGTATTATTAGTATGTTATATTATTTAAATAGAATAAATTTTGATAAATTCGACACAATAAGAAGAATAGTAAGAGAAATATTTGAGGGTCAAGGATTTGAAATACAAGCAAATGCTGGTTTAATATTCAGTGCAAAAAGAGAAAAACCATTTCATCTGATAGCACCATTAAATGCTACAGGTGAATATTATAACGTGTTAAATAGAACGTTGACAAATTTAAAAGAAAGTGATATATAATTGTTATGAATAGTGTAAAATTTTATAGTGAAATAGAAAAGATTAAAAGACAGAAACGTGATATGTCATATATGGATGCCGTTGTGTGGTATTGTGAAGAAAATGATATTGAAATAGAAACCGTTGGTAAATTTATATCTAAAACACTAAAAGAAAAAATAGAATTAGAGGCAAGAGATTTAAATTATCTACCAAAAGTAGGAAAGTTGCCAGTATGACACAAGTTACCTTATTAGATAAGATGGGTTCTGACCTATCAGTTGTTAATTCAGCAAGAGTATCATTTGCAAAAATGCACGACAAGTTCCAAGACAATGATGAAAGACTAATTAAGTTTTTAGCAGAGCATAATCATTGGTCTCCATTTGGTCACGCATCATTACAGTTTAGAATAAAAGCACCTGTATTTGTAGCAAGACAACTAGTCAAACATCAAGTTGGGTTAGTATGGAATGAAGTAAGTCGTAGATATGTAGATGAAGACCCAGAGTTTTTTATACCTTTCTTATGGCGAGAAAGACACGAAAACAAAAAACAAGGTTCTACAGATACAGAGGTAGAATATAATATAATGGATTTGATTGATCAAGCAAAAGAGATGTATGATGATATGATCAATAATAATAATATAGCACCAGAATTAGCAAGAATGATATTACCACAATGTATGATGACAGAGTGGATATGGTCAGGCACATTATATGCATTTGCAAGAGTGTGTAATTTAAGAAATAAATCAGATGCTCAAGCAGAAACAACAGATGTTACAAGAGATATAGCACATCATATAAAAGATCAGTTTCCTGTTAGCAGTAAATATCTATTAGATAGTGAATGAAAAGAGTATTTTGCATAGGTAATGGTGAAAGCAGACGTAATGTCAATTTAGAGGCATTACGAAAGTTTGGTAAGATATATGGTTGTAATGCTATGTATAGAGATTTTACACCAGACGTACTAGTTGCAGTTGATCAAGGTATTATACACGAAATATATCAAAGTGGTTATGCTTATGCACACGAATGTTACTTTAGAAACTGGTACATACAAGAGGCAAAAAGTTTCAATGTAGCAGTTTATGGTACAACTGATGCATCTTGGATAAAATATATTGAGAATTTAAACCTAATTAAAACTAACGAAAAAGGTCGTAGTAATAAATTTGTATCTGGTGGTTCTGCATTATTAAGTTTTGCTAAACAAATAAAAAAAGATCCTAGTAAGTTAGAAGAATATAGAAGAACATTTGTGCAGAAAGTTAGTTGGGTTAGAGATGATGATAAAGTACAATGCATTAAAGATGTACAAGGTGGTAGAGATTTGGGTTGGGCGGCAGGTCCCACCGCAGTTTGGTTAGCAATAAAGAATGAACAACCACAACAGGTGTATTTACTTGGTCACGATTTAAATAGTGACACAAATAATATAAACAATTTATACAAAGGGACAATAAACTACAACCCAATAAATCATAAACCAACACCATCAGTAAACTGGTTCATACAATTACAAGCATTGATGAATGAAAACCCAGACATAGCATTTTATAAAGTAAATAGAGAACAAGTGGATAATAATAGCAAAGTAAATAGAATGCACCCAGAGTTTAATAAATTTAAAAATTTAACGTACATAACATATGAACAATTACAAAATAGCATTGACAAAAAATGGTAGTTCTGCTATAGTAATAAACATTATGATTCGTATAAATAATAAAGATGCCGATTATACAGGCAACACAAATACAATTAATAAGGAGAATATATGGATTTCGAAACATTAAAACAATCATCTAGCAACTTTGATGCTTTGACCAAAGCATTAGACGAAAAGTTAAACCCAGAAGATAAAGGCGATAAAAGTAAATATCAAGACGATAGACTTTGGAAACCAGAACTTGATAAATCAGGTAATGGTTATGCAGTGTTAAGATTTTTACCTGCATCTGAAGGTGAAGATATGCCTTGGGTTAGATTATGGTCACACGCATTTCAAGGACCAGGCGGGTGGTATATCGAAAACTCTCTTACAACTCTTAATCAAAAAGATCCAGTTTCAGAAGAAAACTCAAGACTATGGAACACTGGTGTTGAATCTGATAAAGAGATTGCAAGAAAGAGAAAAAGAAAGTTATCATACTATGCAAACGTTTATGTTGTATCTGACCCTAAAAGACCAGAGAACGAAGGTAAAGTATTCTTATACAAATTTGGTAAAAAGATATTTGATAAGATTACAGAGGCGATGAAACCACAATTCGAAGATGAATCACCAATCAACCCATTTGACTTCTGGAAAGGTGCAAACTTTAAACTGAAGATTAGAAAAGTTGATGGTTATTGGAATTATGATAAGTCAGAATTTGAGAGTGTATCTGCTATTGCAGAAGACGATACAAAGATAAAGTCTATATGGCAGAAACAATATCCTCTAAAAGAATTCTCTGACCCTAGTAATTTTAAATCCTATGATGAACTCAAAGAGAAACTGAATAGGACAATTATGGGTTCGAGAACTGCTACAGATGTTAGTCAAACAGACCTCCCACCTAAAACTAACGGTGTAGCACAAAGTAGTGAAGTAACTTCTACTGCTAGTGATGTGAAAGAAGATGATACTATGTCATATTTTAGTAAGTTAGCAGACGAAGATTAATCTCTCTCGTACTTCAAACTTTGAAGGGAAGTGGCAACACTTCCCTTTTTTTATATAAATATTACTATGGTAAGCATATTAGACCCAATAGTTAAAAAACAAGGTGATACGATAAAATCACAATCTTGGTATCGCAATCAGATAGCATCTTTGACAGATAAAATTACTGCTGGTAAATTGATGAGAAGTGGTAAACTTAATCAAAGACCTAGTGCTGGTAGATTAAATATGTTTTTATACGACCCTAAAACAAAAAAGAGATTACCTTATTATGATTTGTTTCCACTTGTCTTACCATTAGATACAATACCAGGTGGTTTTATAGGTCTAAACTTTCATTATCTACCACCAGCATTACGATTAAGATTTTTAGAATCATTACAAGCATATGCATCAGATACAAAGATGAATAAGCAAACACGATTAGATGTATCATATGATCAATTAAAGAAAAACAAATATACAAAACCTACTATAAAAAAATATCTATACAATTACACAAGATCAAACTTTTTAAGAATTGATGTCAATGAGGCGGCAGTGTCAGTTATGTTACCAGTGGCACAATTTGCTAAAGCATCACAGAACACGGTATTTAAAGATAGTAGAGCAATGTTATGAGTTTTAAACAACGTATCAAAGACAGATATAATAAACTATGCACAACAGACAATATAATAGATGTATGTGTAGATGCATTTATACTATTAGCAGACATACTAACATCACCAATATTAATCGTGGTAAGATTAGTAAAGCATATGATTAATATGTTTTTTATAGAAAGAATTAAAAGAGCAATCAAATGGATTGTTCACAAAGTATTAAGGATAAAATAATGTATGAATATAAGATAAAAGAAGTAACAAAGATTGTTGATGGTGATACCATAGATGTTATCATTGACTTAGGATTTGATATATTACATAGTGCTAGAATTAGATTACTTGGTATTGACACACCAGAAAGTAGAACCAGAAATAAAGAAGAAAAAAAGTATGGTCTACTAGCAAAGAAATTTCTAACAAAATGTCTAAAAACAGATAAACCAATTATATTACGAACACACAAAGAAGAAAAAGGTAAGTTTGGTAGAATATTAGGTGAGATAATTATTGATAAAAAGAACATAAATACACATATGATAGAAAGTTATCACGCAGTGCCTTATCACGGTCAAAGCAAATATGACATTGATGAGTTACATATGAACAATAGAGAGAAATTAGAGAAATTAAATGGCAATAGTTAGACCAGGTATACGAATAGGTGGTATTGATGTAAGAGTTGGTATACCTAGAGATATAACACAATTATTAGGTGGCACCGATAAAAGATTAAAGCAAAAACCAGGTGGTAACCCAGAAAGTAATATGGGTAGATTTATCTCTATGGTAAATGAGGCAGAAGGGTTTGCTAGAAAAAATAGATTTTATGTTGAATTTACTCCACCGGGTGGTCTAATCAAAGAGATTACAAGAAATAACATTTTTAGAGGTAATACTGTAGGTCAAGATGATGAGGTACAAGGTTTTACACCTAGTCAACACATAACACAAACTTACAGTGTTCACGGTAGAAGAATACAAGCATTTGCAAATGAAGTAAGCATACCAGATAGAAAAATGACAATGACAGCAATAAAACATAATGGTCCTGCAAGACAATTTGTAACTGACGTTGAGTATGAAGATATCACAGTGAAATTTTATTCAGATAAGTTTTTAAGAGAAAGACAATTCTTCGAGATGTGGCAAAAATGTGCTTACAGTGATGTTACACACAATTTTAATTATTATGATGATTATGTGGGACGTATGAATATATTTCAATTAGGTCAGTTTGCAAGTAAACAAGAAAGAGATGACATTACATACTCTTGTGGTCTAATTGATGTTTACCCAAATAGTATAGGTGAAATTCAATATAGTTATTCAGGTTCAGAGATAGTTGATTTTGATGTAACATTTTCATATCGCAAATGGTATAATTATGGACTAGAGGGTGCAGACCCAGAAGTGGGACAACCAGAGTTTAGAGAAATTACAAACAAAGAGGCACAAGCAGGTGGTTTATTTGGAGGTATCTTAAATAAATTACCACCGGTGCTAAAGACACCAGCGAGAGGTGTAATTGAAGACTTATCAAGAAGAGTACCAATTGGAAAGATTACAGGAGGTAAGGTATTTCCACCATTTAAGATACCACCAATTAGATTATAGGAGTTATTATGGCATTACCAGTAGTTGAAACACCAACTTATGAGTTGACATTACCATCACAAGATGTGAAAGTAAAGTACAGACCTTTTTTAGTAAAAGAAGAAAAGGTTTTAATGATGTCACAAGAGGCAGGTGAAAAATCAGATATTACAAAAACAGTTGTTGATGTATTAGGTGCTTGTACCTTTAATACAATAGATTTAAAGCAATTACCAATATTTGATTTAGAATACTTATTTTTAAATGTAAGAGCAAAGTCTATCAGTGAGATAGCAAAGTTTAGAGTGATTTGTCCTGATGATATGGAAACAAAAGTTGACGTAGAAGTAGATTTAACAAAAGTTGAGGTACAAGTTGACGATAACCATACAAATGATATTATGATAGATGAAGACAGAAAATTAGGTGTTGTGTTTAAATATCCTAATGTAGAAACATTAGGTGAAATAAACTTAAAAACAAAGATGAAGACTGAAGATGTATTTAATCTTATTGTAGCAAGTATAGATCACATTTACGAAGATGGTAAAATATATCCTGCAAAAGATACAACAAAAGATGAGATAATGAAATTTGTTGAAAGTTTACAGAGTGATCAATTTAAGAAAATGCAGAGTTTTTTTGATACTGCACCTGTACTAAAACACGAAGTTGAAGTTGAGAACCCAAAGACAAAGGTGAAAAATAAGATGACATTCAAAGGTTTGAATGATTTTTTTTCATCTGCCTCTCCCATAACACATTAGAGGCATACTTTGAAACCAATTTTGCGTTAATGCAACATCATAAATATTCGTTATATGAAATTGAAAATATGATACCTTGGGAACGTGACATTTACCTTGATATGTTAGTAAATTATATTAAAGAAGAAAACAATAAAAGAAAACGAGAAGGTAGAAAAAATGGTTAAAGAAAGTAAAGCAGTAAAAAAACTACAAGCAGGTTCTATTTACGATAGATTTGATTTAGATGGTGATGGCACAATCACTGATGAAGAGATGGCAAAGTCAAAAGAGATATTAGAACTTGAGTTAAGAGAAGAAAAAGCAGATGCACAACGTAGAATGAGTTGGGTTGCAATAGCAAGTATGATAGCATTTACTATATTCTTATTCTTACCCATAATGTCAGATACTAGAGTTAATGCTCTTGCTGACTTATTAGGTTTATTTTACATTGCACAAGCATCTATAGTAGGTTTTTATTTTGGTGCCCAAGCATATATGTCTAGGAAGTAATTATGGTCGAAAGAGCAATGACAGAAGAGTTAGAAACTTTAGGCAATGTTGTAATCAATACATTTTCTAGTTTTATTACAACATTCGATAAAGAGCAGAGTAGATTAAGAACAATCACAGAAAAGAATTTAACAGAGCAAAGACAAGCACTAATAGATACATTTTCAAAACCCATAGATGAAACTCAACTATATTCAAAGTATCTTGAATTAACAGAATACATTGACAATAGCAGTGAAAGTTTAAAAGATTTTTCAAGTGATTTGGGTAATGGTGGAGATGCATTTATTAAAACAATCGAGTCAATAAGTAAATCTGATTCTGAGATTATGGTGAAAGAAACAGCATTGCGACAAGCAGGCATACCTGTACAAAGAGAACTCATAGACAATCAATTTAAATTAAGAGTCTTAACACAAGAGGAAATACAACAAAGACAAGAAGATATGCGAATTGCTAATACACTAATTGAGGAGAAAAGATCAGAATTAGATGAGTTAAAAAATATACACACAGAAACAGGTAAGTTATCTGATGAACAACAAGAACGTATTATTTCTTTATCAAACAATATAGATGAATTAGATAGTGGTATAGAAAGAATTAAATCTATGGGTATAGAAGATGCAGTTGAAATAAAAAATGATATAGTTGAAAGTGTTATAACATCAAAAGAAAGTATAGAAAAAGTACCTGATATGTTTGGGTTTTTATTTAATAATTTAAAGAGAGCAGGTGAGTCTGTTAGTAAGGCAGGTTCAGTTGTAAAAGAAAACTATAATAAATTTGCTGACACATTTTTACCAGGTCCTATTAAGACAGCATTTGGTGCCTTTTTTGAGAGTATAAATCAAGGTGTTGAGTCAATTGCTGATTTGTTCAAACCCATTACAGGTCTTTATAAAACTATTGTAAGTTTGCCAGGTAAAATATCAAGTATATTTGAAGAGGATGGTCCTTTTCAAAAAGCATTAGGTAAATTTAAAAAGGCATTACTAGCAGTGTCAATGTTTATGACAGGCACATTAATACCTCTTTTAGGTCCTATACTGTTGGTGGGTGGTGCTATGGCAGGTCTTTATATTGCTATTAAAAAAATAATTGGTTTTCTAGGTGGTAGTTCAGACGACTTATCTTATAATGAGCAAATAGATGAGAGAACGAAAAAAAATATAGAAAAATTAGAAGATAACACTATTGATAAACCAGAAGTAATAGAGAAAAAAGCAGAAGAGTTGGCAATAGAACAAACTGATAATGCAATGACATCAGGTTTAAGTGCCGGAACTTTAGGTAACGTAGAATCTACTTTTAGCACAGATGCAGAAGGTGATGTTATTAGAACCACACCAAGCGGTATGAAATTTGTTGAAGAGATGAAAGGTGAAAAAGATTTACTAGAAACAGATGTTAAGGTCTCGAAAGAAGATGTGATGAAATATGGTGATATTAGAGATAAGTTGGCGTCTAAATTTGGTACAAATACACTTGATTATAAAACTATGATGAATGTTCCAGAACTTCAGAAAAAGTATGCTGATCAATTGACAGAATTAAATGAAGAGAGAAGAATAATGGAGGAAGAGAAGGCAACTAAAAACAATATGCTAAATCAACAAAATATTCAAACCAATTCTGACCTCACGAAAATAGATAATACAACTGTCAATGGTGCCAATGCAAATGATCCTGCAAATGAAATCAATGCAGTTGGTAATTAGTATTTACCTAAATCTCTTTCAGTAATTATCTTAAACTCCATATTGTTACTAGCACAATATCGTTTTGCTGATTCCCATTTAGCAACATTTTTAGCATACTCCATATTCTCACGAATATAGTTTTTAGTTTTACGTTTGGGTGTCTTTGGTTTCATACACTGACGATAAGGTTTTATTTCTATACAGAACTTTTTACCTTTGTCAGTCTTTACTAGAAAATCTGGAAAGTATCTATGAACTCTATTGTCAAGTGGTGATAGATAAGGTATTGACAACTCTTCACTTGCCCACTGCACGATACTATCATTTCGATCACAATATAACATAAACTTACGTTCAAGATTAGAACGATAGACTATTTGTTTTGTATTGCCCACATATTTCTTTGGGTTTGTAGGTCTATATAAACCCTTATAACTCTTTACCATATCATATAAATACTATAAAGGAAATATTTATGTTAAGTAAAGTAAGACAGATGTACAACCAGGCACAAGGTAGACTATCTAGTGTAAAGAAGATACAAAACACAGTAGGTAATATAGACAATCTAAGAAGTCAAGCAACAGGTGCCATCAGTAATTTTGGTGGTGAGTTAAAAGGTATGATGGGTGGTATATTACCTGGTGCTGAAGAATTAAAAAAAGTAACAGCAAAGATTGCCAATAAATCACCATTTGATTTAGACCAAGTAAGTCCCACTGCTCATCTAGGAAAACAAAACAGCAAGTTCAATTATGGCACACTTGTATATCCTGAAGAAACACAAAATTTAGGTGACGGTCATTATATGATATTTGATATTATACCTTTAGACAAGTCAACAGCAGAGATTAAAGATGCTGATGGAAAAAATAAAAATATCGCATTTGGTGGTAAGTCTGGAAAGAGTTTAACACTACTTGGTGAGGGTAGAAGATCAGATGTTAGCAGTGTATTAAAAGAAAGAAAAAAAGGTACAAATGCAACAAATGTTTTAAGACAAAGAACAAATAGAGGTAATGGTCTGACCTCACGTCATAATACTATATCTGATTCCATAGTGTTATATACACCAAACAATGGTCACAATTTCAGTTACAAGAGTGATTATGAAAGTGTTGATATGGGTAATATAGGGAATTTTGCTAATGCAATCTCTAATTTTTTAAATTCAGAAGGCACGTTTGGTAGTAAAATTAAAGACTTATTAAAAGACACCGCAGGCGCAGGTGGTATAATTGGTAGAAAATTAATTGAGGCATCCATAGATATGGTGTTACCAGGTTTTTCTAGTTTTAATGTGCAGAGAACAGGAGTAGCAATTAATCCTAATGCAGAATTTGTATTTAAATCCGTACCATTTCGTACATTTGATTACACTTTTGATTTGGCGCCTAGAAATAAAAACGAAAACGACACTTGCCATAACATAATCAAGTTATTTAAATTTCATATGTTACCTGAAAATGCTGGTGTGGGTAGATTAGCAATACCATCAGAGTTTCAAATCACCTATATGTATAGAGATAATCTAAATGGTTATATACCAAAGATAAGTAGATGTGCTTTGACATCATTTGATGTAGATTATGCACCTAATCAAAATTTTCACACATTAAGATCAGATGAAACAGGAGCACCACCTCAGATGATGAAAATAAAACTGTCATTTACAGAAATGGAGATTATGACTAAAGAAACAATAGCATTAGGACACTAGTATGAGTTATTTTGATAGATTTGAAAAAGGGTTCTATGATATTAAGGGTGATGGTAACTTTACACTCGCCACAGATTTAATGACAAGAGTAAAAGTTAGAGCAGGTATATTAGAAGAAATAAGTTTGTATGACACATATGATGTCCCAACAGGTGATAGACCAGAAGACGTTGCTTACTATCACTTTGGTAGTGCTAAATTACATTTTGTAATATTACTCACAAATAATATCACTGACAGATACCATCAGTGGCCGATGGAAGAGCAGACGTTTATTGATTACGTCAATGACAAGTACACAGACCCAAATGGTATACACCACTACGAGATAACAACATCAAGTGGTAAAGCAACACAAAGAGGTACAATTGACTACACACATTTAATTGAAGTTAGCAGTGATGTAGCAGGTGCCACTTCTGTAACAAATTATGAGTACGAGAGAAGAGAACAAGACAAACGCAGAAGTATTAAATTATTAAAAACAGAATATCTACAAGCATTTTTAGATGAGTTCGCAACACTAGTTGGTGCATAATGAGTATATACAACAGTTTAGACACAACTGTATTTCAAAAGACAGGTGACTATAACCTATCACCTTTTATCAATATTATATCTTATGACTATGACACTGCTGGTGCAGATTTAAAAAGATTGAACATTCATAATCTAGTTGTTGAATTAAATATATTTGAAAGTATTAATCAACCATTTATATCAGGTCATATTATAATAGCAGATGCGACAGATATTTTCAGTCAAATTAATATGATAGGATTTGAAAGACTTGAGTTTAAACTAGCAACACCAGGATTTGATAGACATTACGATTTCACAACTGCAACAGGCACACCATTATTCATATACAAAGTATCAAAGAGAATACAAATATCAGAAAACGCACAAGGTTATATGTTAAGTTTTACATCTATGGAAAGAATAAAGAGTGAAACAAGACTGATCAGCAGATCATATAATGATAACTTTGAAAATATAGTAAATGACATATTGCGTAGAGATTTAGATAGTAAAAAGTCATTTTTCTATGAGAAGTCAAAGAGTTTACATAAGATGGTATTTCCTACACGCAAACCATTATCAATCATACAGCATCTAGCAGAAAATACAAGAAGTTCAGCACACAATGGAGCAGGATATAAGTTCTATGAAACATCAGTGGGTTTTAATTTTAGATCAATTGAGTGTATGACTAATGTAAAGTCAAGAACACCACGCAGTCCTATCGCAACATATCATTTAGGTAGAAAAAATGTGCGTGGAGGTGGTGATAAACAACTAATTTCTGATATGACATCAATGGAAAACTTTGAGATATCACAACAAACAAACTCATTAAAGAATATGATGGAGGGTGTATACGCAAGTGAAATGGTGACACACGATCTCTTTACGAAACAAATTCGCACAAATGCGTTTAATTACTTTATTAATAGAGATGATACATCACAAATGAATTCACTGCAAGACTTAGACAGTGGTATTATACCTAGATTTACATTTGAGCAGAATAAAACACCAGCAAATATGCCATCAGCACGTTATTTTAAGTCAGTTACGACAAAATTACATAATAATGCTACACAACCACCTTCAGAAGAGATAGATATGAAACGCAACTCTAAAGACGGTGCAATGAGAAATACAGTAGCAAAAGCAATCATACCTGGTTTTCTTGGTGTCAGTGCTGGTGATGTATTAGGTGTAAACGTACCAGCATACGATCACACAAAACCAGGTGCTATTGATAGCAGACATTCAGGTTCGTATCTAGTAACTGAATTAAGACATCACATAACAAAGGGTAATACAGATAGACATTTATGCCATCTAACCCTACAAAAAGATGATTACGCAACAGCATATCCAGTAGAAGAAATTGATTCATTTACTGAAAACAGAGATAAAACACAGAATTATGACTTTGACCTCTACGAATTAGATGAGGAATTAGTTTAGACTTGACAATCACGTCAACGTCTGTTATGATAACAGCAAAAAGGATATCCAATGAAAAACAAAAACAAACTAAGTGACATTTGGGCGGGTTATCTCGTCATTGCGTTACTTACAATAATAATGGTCGTGGGAGTAGCAAATGCTAATCCACCACCTACTAGCAGAATTACAGCAGAACCAGAGTTTCTAGAAGATAACGAAAAAGATGATGGAAGGTATGCTATGATGCTCAATAAGGGTGTATTATGCGATAAAGACACGTTATTATACACCAGATTTGCGACAGAAGGATACATTAGAGCATTTAGAGGTGTAAATCCTAAATTAGATGGGTTTTACACGATAATATGGATAAAAAGCACGTTTGATCTAGGAAAATACTATATGACCAAGATAGCAGTAATGGAAGTAGATACAAAAACAAACATTGCTTGTATAA